GTTAGTAGGCATAATAATAGTAGAACCTGGAGTTGTAACCCCAGCCAAAGATCTTACAGCAGTATCATTTAAACTAATTTGGGTTGTGCCATTACCGCCATTTTCAATTTCAATAGATACACCAGCTGTAGTACCAGCTAAACTAATTGGTCCTGATGAATTAAGTGTCATATTACTACCGCCTTAGAATAAAATTTAGGGTCAATTCTAATAAAACTTTTTTGCACTCCACGGGCGCTTGCCGCTTCCATTGACTTGTTAACTTCTTCTGGATCTTGGTTCCTTGAACCAATAACATCAATTATTAAATAACCTAAAAATTGATTAAATTCCCCATTAGTTCTTAAACGTGGTCCATAAAATTGATCTGGCACTTCATAAAGTGTGTATTCAAAAGTAAAACTGTTTTTATCTTCCCATTGAGAAAGTACAGATCCACCATATTCAAAAACAATTCCAGCGTATTTACCAGTAAGAATTTGAACTCTAGTTTGTAAAGCATTCAAATCTGAATATTCATAAATAAAATCAATACCATTTTTCATTATGGAGTTCCATATGCTGTTACGTTTGCTATTGTAGTAAAGTTACCAGATGAGTCTAATGAAGCTACGTTAGTGCCATTATAATTAAAATAAAGTTTAGTACCGCTTGGTGTTACGTTCCATCCACCAGAATTAGTAATTTGGGTTGCATTGGTAGCGGTTGTAGCTGTCCCTGCTGTTAATGTAGATTGATCTACCCAAGTAGGTACAGATGCGCCATTAGATTTAAGCACTTGTCCACTTGTTCCATTGGCAATAAAACCAGTAGTATTGGCTGCGGTTTGGTATGGAATTTGGGACGCTATACCACCTGTAATATTGGCAATTGATGTTGGTGAACTTAAAGCAACCATTGCACTTCCTGTGCAATAAGCAAATACAGTTGCACCATTAGCAATGCTTAATGCAGAACCACCAGAAGGTTTAAAATAAGCCGTGGCACTAGCGCTCAAACTATTAGTAATCATGTACAGCTTTTGTTGTGCTGGGCAAATTACGTTATAAGTAGCGTTTTGACTACCTGTAATAATGATTACAGCGTTTCTAGCTTCGTCAGATGCACCGTTATAATCGGTAAGCGTATAGTCTGCATTAGCCATTGTGATCGTAGTTTGACCAACAATAGCTTGTTCTAATAAGGTTCCAAGATTGGTATTGGTAGTAGTACCCCAAGTACCAGACTGATCCCCGCTGCCGATAAGTTCTAGTTTTAAGCTAGTTGAGTATGAAGATGCCATAATATTCCTTATTGCCCATTATTAATTATTGTCCAATTTGGTGTTTGATTAGCATTAATTACAAACCAGCCACCACCTAATTGGGCATTTGCCAACGTTATTGGTTCTACCTGTGTTATTTGATAAGCAACACCAACAACTTGCACGGAAATTGGATTAAAGTTTTCTGTTACTGATACAGCATAAGTTGTAGCTACTGTGCTTGCATCTGATGATGTAAATGCTTCTACCCTTGTAACGGGATAAAAATAACCTCCAATAATAGTATCCGCTGAAGTTATAGGCTCTACTCTTGCTACAGCATAGCTAGTAGCTACATCAGAAGAATCCAAAACAGAAAATGTTTCTACAACATCTCTACCGTATAAATTAGAAGGAGAAGTTGAATATGGATTTTCAGAATATGAATATAGCCCGTACATTATCTAGCCTTTAATGTATCAACTTCTTCTTTTAATTCTTTAATTGCTTGAAAAGCTAGGGCTACTAATTTATCGTAATCTACTGCCAATGTACCATCTTCACGAGTTCTTACGGCAATTGGAAATACAGCTTGTACGTCTTGGGCAATAACACCAAAATCAGAACGCTGAACAAAGTAACCATCTTCTCCACCATGCGCTTCTAAATAAGCATCTATCCAATCAAAAGTTTTACCACCGATTAAATTTACTTTATCTAAAGCATTTTCAATTGATTTAATATTTTCTTTAAATTGACGATCTGAAGAATAGTATGCAGTAATGTTATTAGTAGCACGAATTTCACCAGCAGTTGTAGAACCTGCTGTACCTACACCAATAGAATTAAATTGAGAGTTTTGGCTAGTGCTTGTAAATGTTGCGGCTGATCCAGTAACAGAACCAGAAATTGCAGCAGTTACAGTCAATGTAGCTAAAGTTCCTACAGAAGTTAAACTAGAAGTAATAACATTACTTGCCAATGTTCCGCCAGTTAATGAACCAGCCGCTGCTGTTGGTGCTGCTTGCCAGCTTGGTGCTACACCAGCGCCATTTGAAGTTAAAAGTTGACCAGAAGTTTGGGAGGCATTATTGCTTGAATAAGCAGTATAACCAGCGGGGTATGTTACAAATACATCTTTTGTACCAGCAGTAAAAGTAACTAGTGACCCAGAATTACTAGAAGCTAATACGGTTGTTCTGGCAAGCGTTGTGCCAGAAGATGTATATGTTCCAATACCCACTTCCCATTCATTTGTGCCAGTATTTACAATACAATAAAAGGTAGTATTTCCGTTTCCAACTACGGAAAAGGATTGATACCCAGTAACAGCCCCCAGTAGAGTAGCTGTGCCTGTACCCGCTACTGTTGTGGTTTCTCTAACACGATCATATATACCTACAGCCATATTAGGCTCCTAATTAACTGGTTGCTGTGGTGCTATAAGTTACCGCTAAAGTATCACCACTAACTACTGATTTTGTACCGCCAGTAAAATTACCAGCAGAATATAAAATTCCAGTACTTGTATCTTTAGTAGCTGATGCACTTGCGCCAGAATTAATAAAACAACCAATGACTGAACCAGTACTTGTAATGGAAAAAGTTAAAGCAGTAGCAGCTTTAGTGGTTACGTTGGATGGCGTTGTACCAGAAGAACTAGCAGCTGACCAAGATGGTGACTGACGATTACCTGTATAGGTAGGTGCATTAGCCAAGCCAGCTTCTAACCAAGTATGGGAAGCCATAGTATCAGCAGCAGCATAAGTGCCTGTACCTGTGCAAAGACCCAAGTAGTTAGCGCCAGAAGAAGTTCCACCACCTGTGCCAGTAGCACCAAAATAGTAATCAAACAAAGCTTGTTTGCCTACTGCGGTTACTAAATTGGGAGCGTCATCTTCCCATTTAATATTGCCGTCTTTGTCATAGCAAACAACGTGATAAACACCTTGAATACCCATGCTTTCGTTTTGACCAGCGCCACGAGTAACGGCTGCGTCACATTTATCGCCAAAATTTGATAGTTCATTGCTCATAAAAATTCCTTAACTAAAACGAATAATGGCATATGTAGCATCTGCCGTTGGAAAGGTTACTGTAAAAGTTCCATTACAGGTCTTATCAGACCCAAAATCTAGTACTGCTACAGCAGCATTTGTAGTGCTATTATAAATCAATGCCCCTCTACAGGTAAAGGCGGCAGGGTTCCATGTAGCATTATTAAAAGATACATAGGCTGTTTGACCACTACTGGCTGGTACTATTGGGGTAAGGGTATTCCCACCAGCTGTATATCCCGTACCAGTAATTTCATTGCTGGTTGTATAAGTAAGTGTTGTATATGACAGATCTGCTAAAGCCGTATAAAGGGCTATTTTATAAACGTAAGAAGTACCAGCAGCAAAGTTCTCTAAACCGCTTAAAACGTTCTTTTTAAAGACTGTACATTGACCTTGTTGAATAGTCATTAAAGTCCTTTAGCCTGTAATTTAGTTTGACCATCACGGTATGCATCGCCACGTTCCAGACCATCGCCAAGGCGTTTAGCCTGTCCAAGGGCCTCTTCATACATTTTTTGATAGTAAACAACAAGGTCTTGCTCGCCCTTCATAAAAAGCATGGCTTCACGCATAGCACCATAGAACAGTACTGGATCATAGTTATCTCCAAGCCAGCTTTCTCCAGCAGCATTGCTTATAGTGGCAACGGTACAAGAAAAACCAGAACCAGTTCCCCCTAAATAAGAATTACTTGCACTTAGGGTATCTCCTACTGTATAGAAATTACCGCCAGTAGTAATTGTTACGGCAGTTACTACGTTGCCAGAAACGGTAATAGTGCCAATTGCTCCAGAACCATTTCCGCCAGTAAGCGGAACGTTAGGGTATACACCATTGGTATATACCGACCCGCCAGTAATAATTGTACTTAAAGTCTTTACCATGCCCTGAACAATTGATTCTGGATAGAAGAAGTAATGCAGTTCTACGTTGTAAGCAGAATCTGGGGTAGGTCCTAAAATAAAACTTAATTCATTTGGGTAAGTATATTGCGGTCCAAACAAAGCATAATACTGCGGCAATCCAGTAGATGTTGGTAATGGATATGCTTCTCTAATAAAGTTGACATCTTTGTTTAATAAAAAAGAATATGTTCCGCTTCCGTTAATAACTGCCAAAGAATATGTTGCTAAATAATCATTTGGAGCAGATAAATAATTATTGTTTGCAGTTAAAGTTCCAGTTACGTTTTTGCGTAAAGAAGGAAATTGAACTGTATTAAAAATGCGTTCTTCAGCTTCTTGAACAAAACGGGGTATATTCGCTACGAATAACGATTCCGTATTTTCAGAATAGTCCTGTATTGCTTGGTACAGTTGAACGTAATTCATTTGGGTTTACCCTACTAGGCCATTGGCCCACGAGCTTTTAAACCTTTGGTTGCTGCTCCGTTTCCACGGGTAACAATACCATCGGTCTTTTCTTTTGCCATACCGTAGCTTACGCCATTAGGCAATGGATCTTTAAGATCGGCATCCATAGCAGACTTGGTATAAGCATATACACCAGCTTCCATAGGAGCCATTCCAGTCTCTACAGACTTAGGG